ATTAATGGTAACACTGTTACAGCAGGCGCTTCTGTTAATGACACTGTAGCGGCTATTGTTACAGCAGGTTCAGGTAACGGTTTTACTGCTTCTGTAATTGATAGCAGAGTTAATTTATTCTCAACAGATGGTACAGACCTTATTGTTGCAGAAGGAACAGGCTTAATGGCAGAATTAGGTTTTTCAGCAAAAACTTATTATGCTCCTAAATTAAATGTTGCTCCACACACAAGCATTCCAGAGTTTAAATCAACTGATACACAACCAGCACCAACTGGTAGTGTTTGGTTTAAAACTACAGATGCTAACTTAGGTGCTAAACTTTCAGTTAAAGAGTTTAATGCAACTACAGCATTGTGGGAAAACAAAACTGTTCCAGTTTACGCAAACAACGTTGCGGCAATTAAAGCATTAGACGCAACAGGCGGTGGACTTAATCTTTCTGTAGACACTTACTATGCACAATCAAATGTAGCAGAAAAGGCTCAAGCAGAATTTGATTTTAAAATCTTCAAACGTGTAGCGGCTGGCGCAACTAAAATTGTTTCAGACATTATTACTACACAGATTACAGCATCAACATATACATTTACGATTGCTGAATCGATTACGAATCAAGCAGGACTAAACGCACCAGTTCAAGTTTCAATTACTACTTCAGGTGCTTCAGCAGATGCTGAAGAGGTTGCAGGTAAAATTAACAGTGCAGGATTTACAAACATTGTTGCATCAGTTGACAGTGCAAATAGAATTGTTATTGAACACAACGATGGCGGCGAGTTTAGAATGGTAGATACAGCAGGTGCATTAACACTTGCAGGATTTACACCATATGTAGATGCAAATACAGGTACAGCAAACTTGTACTATGTACCAGGCACTGACGGAAACACAAGTCCTAAGCAATTGATGGCTTCTAACTGGCAAGTACTTAAATATACTGCTTCAGATGATGCTCCAAATGCATTGGCGGCAAACGGTACATTGTGGTACAACTCAGTAATTGACGAAGTTGATATTATGATTCACAACGGTACTACTTGGGTTGGTTATCAGAACTTTATTTCAGGTTCAATTAACTACTCAAGCACATCACCAGCAGGTCCAATTGTTTCAGCAACAGAGCCAACTACACAATCAGATGGTTCAGCACTTGTAACAGGTGATATTTGGGTATCTACAGCAGACTTAGAAAACTATCCACAAATTTATGTTTACAACTTTGATACTAAGAAGTGGACATTAAGAGATAGTTCAGATCAATCAACAGACAACGGTGTACTATTTGCAGATGCACGTTATAACACAGCAGGTGCAAACAGTGGCACAGAAGGTACTATTGCAGATCTACTTGCAAGTAACTACTTAGATCCAGATGCTCCAGATCCAGCACTATATCCAAAAGGTATGCTGTTATGGAACTTAAGACGTTCTGGCTTTAACGTTAAGAAATTTGTACGTAACTACATTAATACAGCAGATGACAACGGCAGAAACAACGACGAGTCAATGGCGGCTTACTATCCACATAGATGGGTAACTGAAAGTGCTAACCAAGAAGATGGTTCAGGTACATTCGGTCGTAAGGCACAGCGTAAAGTTGTTGTACAAGCATTACAAGCATTAATGAACAGTAACCAAGATATTAGAGATAACGAATCACGTATCTTTAACTTAATGGCTACACCAGGCTACTCAGAACTAATTGGTGAAATGGTTGCACTTAACAATGACAGAGGATTAACAGCGTTTATCGTTGGTGACTCTCCATTCAGATTAACAAGTGACGCTACATCAATTAACAACTGGGCAACTAACGTTAATAAAGCAGTTGAAGATAACGACAATGGCTTAGTAACAAGTGATGAATACTTAGGTGTGTTTTATCCAAGTTTATTCACAAGTGATAATGCAGGTAACAACGTAGTTGTTCCAGCATCACATGGTATACTAAGAACTATTGCACTAAGCGATCAAGTTTCTTATCCATGGTTTGCACCAGCAGGTACAAGACGTGGCGGAATTACTAACGCTTCAAGTGCAGGTTTCATTGATGCAGAAGGTGAATTTAAAACTGTTGCACTTAACGAAGGTCAAAGAGATACATTATACGCAAATGCAGTTAACCCGATTACATTCTTAACGGGTGCTGGACTTGTTAACTTTGGTCAAAAAACAAGAGCAAAAAATGCAAGTTCATTAGATAGAATCAATGTTGCAAGATTGGTTATCTACTTACGTAGTCAACTTAACAAACTTGCAAAACCGTATATCTTTGAACCAAACGACAAGATCACAAGAGATGAGATTAAACAACAAGTAGACAGTTTAATGTTAGAACTTGTAGGTCAAAGAGCGTTATATGACTTCTTGGTAGTGTGTGATGAATCAAACAACACGCCTTCAAGAATTGATAGAAACGAACTATATGTAGACATAGCAATTGAACCAGTGAAAGCAGTGGAGTTTATTTACATTCCATTGAGACTTAAAAACACTGGAGAAATAGCGGGCCTATAATATGATAAATAAAGTTAATAGGAGCAAATAATGGCAATTTCATCACTCTCAAGATTAACAGTACCTTTGGACAGTAACGCAAGTTCAAGTTCACAAGGTTTGTTAATGCCAAAACTGCAATACCGCTTTAGGGTATCGCTTGAAAACTTTGGTGTATCTACTCCAACTACAGAGTTAACAAAACAAGTAGTTGATGTAACAAGACCTAACGTATCTTTCGAACAGATTACCTTAGATGTTTACAACTCAAAAGTATACTTGGCAGGTAAACATACTTGGGAACCAATTACACTTAACTTACGTGAAGATGTTAGCAACAACGTTCAAAAACTTGTTGGCGAACAGTTACAGAAACAGTTCGACTTCTTTGAACAAAGTTCAGCGGCATCAGGTGCTGATTATAAATTTGTTACTCGAATCGAAATTCTCGATGGTGGTAACGGAGCAAATACAGCGACAGTTTTAGAGACTTTTGAATTGTACGGTTGTTATCTTGAGAGTGCAAACTACAATCAGTTGGCTTATGCAACATCAGACGCTGTAACTGTAGCACTTAACATTAGATACGATAACGCAATTCAAACACCACAAGGTACTGGAATTGGTACTGCCGTAGGCAGAACAGTCAATACACTTGTTACAGGTGGCGGTCAGTAATAGTAGTTTTATTACGTAAAACACAAAAAGGCGCTTCGGCGCCTTTTTTATTCTATACCCACTTATTCATATAGATAAATATTAGTATGGCAAATAAGTTAACACCATTTCTCAATAATTTAGCACAAGGGGCTCTTAATCCAAAAGGTAACCTTGGGGATTTTCAACACGCGGCAAGACTGTATGTTGATGATGCATTTAAATTTGCACCTAAAAACAAATTTCTTTATCATGTGTCATTTAACATTAATCCAGATGCGTCTGCAATTATTCCTCAGTTAACACAGAAGCACGGTAATACAATTAATATGCTTGTAAAAAGTGTCGACTTACCTAAGTTTGATATTACTACAGAAACAAAACACGCATACAACAGAAAAAGAGTTTTACAAAAAAGAATAGACTATAGTCCGTGTACAGTTGTATTTCATGATGATAACTTCGGACTTACAACAGCAATGTGGGAAGCATACTATAGATATTATTACAAAGATGGAAACTATGCAAGTGTTGACCAAGCAGGTTCGCCATTAAGTACGAATTCAGCATATAATAGAGCAAACGTTTATGGAACATCTAATCAACAATATCGCTACGGCTTTGATAACGATAGTTTTGCTCCATTCTTTAACAGTATTATTGTATATCAAATGTCAAGAAAAAGATATACTGCATTCACACTTGTTAATCCTTTGATTCAAAGTTGGCAACATGATACTATGGATCAAGCATCAAGTGAAGTAGTACAAAGTACAATGAGTATTGCATTTGAAACTGTTTGGTATTCAAGAGGACCAGTAACAGAAGGTGCGGCACCTAAAGGGTTTGCACAAGAACATTATGATAAAACACCAAGTCCATTAACATTAGGTGGCGGCGGAACATCAAGTCTGTTTGGACAAGGTGGTGTTGCGGCAGGAGCGGCTGATGTATTTGATGATATTACAAGTGGTAATGCATTTAGTTCACCGGGTGCATTATTAGGTACAGTATTAAAAGGTGCAAACACATTAAGAAATGCAAAAAGTTTATCTAAAGAAGGTTTACGTCAAGAAGGTTTAAATATTTTAAAAGATGCATTAGGCGACATAAGCGGAGCACCGGTTGGCGGTGTTGCAAACTCATTGTTTCCTAAAAGCGCAGGCAATGGCGGAGCAAACTCTCTTACTACTGCGATTGCTGGTGCAAGTGTTGTGGCTAATGTCGCGGCATTGGCACAGTCAACGAGTGTATCAGATGTTGCATCAGCGTTAGCAAGTAATCCAGATGCATTAGATAGTTTAACTAAGGCAACAACATTTAAGAAAACACATTTAAAAGCAGGAGGCGATGCATCAGTTAGTGCTATTAACAGTGCTTGGAATTCTGCAAGTTCTTCTTTCAAAGCGGCACAAAATAGTGAAACATTAAATAACTTGGCAAACATTGTAAGGAATGCATAATGAGCAATTTACCAACTTCAACAAGAACAGATAGTGCAAAAGAAGTAAAAGAATTTTTTAATCAATACTTCACAGGAAAATTAAGTTATCCAAGTAATGAAGTTGATGCAGTT